ATTAAAGGTAGATACTTTTTAATTATCTTGGATTTTACACCACTATCTTTTAACAAAGAATAAGAGAAATCATGATACTGAATCAGATCCTTCTTTCCAGATAAATCATCATATACTGTTTGTAAGTCTAATTTAAACTTTTCTAATTTCTCATGTTCAGAATTTCTGTTTGCAAGGTTCTCGGTAATTGTTTGAATTTCAGATTCAAGATCTCGGATTTGTTTTTGCAATCCGTTAATCCTAATATTGTTTTGAGAAATGCCATGCGTTAGGTTTGTTACCTCTTTTGAAAGATCAAGGAATTGGTGCTCTCGTTCTTCTTCCTTTTTAATTGCCTCCTCTAGTTCTTTATAACCAGATTGCAACTCTTTTGCATTATCTTGAGCACTCTTAATTCTATTTAACCTAAACTCTTCCTCAATAGATTGAGTACAGGTGGGGCATACCGTATTTTCAGTGAAAAACTTATGTTCTTTAGTAATCGTAGATACTTTCTGGGAAATTTTTCCTTTTAGACTTCCCAACTTACGAAGTTTTTCAGTTGCACCAACATACTCTTCTAGTTGTTTTTCTAATAAATTCAGTTTATTAGAAATCTCAATATTCTCTTCATTATAATTGCCAATTTCCACATCTATGTTGACAATCTTTTCTTTATTGGCATTTATATTGGCATTACCAAGATTCTCCAATTCATCGATAAAGTTTTTTTGCATCTCAACTTTATCTTTTACAGATTCCTTCTTAAGATCCAGTGTTTTAATTTCTTCCTTTAATGAACGAATCTTTTCCTTGATGATGACATTCATCGACGAGAAAATCTTAATATCCAAAAGATCTTCAATCACTTCCCTGCGACTTGCGGCAGAGAGTTGCATGAAAGGAACAAAGTTACTACTACCCAGAATAATTATTTGAGTAAATGATTTGAAATTCATCTTGAGTACTGATTGTTCCAACCATTTCTGTTGATCAATGGCTGAAGAACTTTGATCGAGAACAGATCCATTACGATAGATCTCAAAGATGTTTGGTTTGATTCCTCTTATGACTTTCCACTGAATTGTATTTACTTTGAATTCAATCTCAACAAGACAATCTTTCTCGTTTGTCGTATTGATAAGCTGAGGTTTATTAATTTTCCTAAATCCGCGGCCAAAAAGAACAAAACAAAGAGCATCTAAAATTGTACTTTTTCCTGCCCCATTATTACCTACAATTAAAGTAGTTGAGTTCTTATTCAAATTAACTTCAGTAAATTGATTGCCGGTAGATAGCAGATTTCTCCACCTAATCTTTTCAAAGATAATCATAAAAGAAAGTCACTCACTTTTATCATACTTGATTTTTTCTTTTTCGCCAAGATTCTCTCAAAGATTCTTTATGAGATTCGTTAAATTTTTTTCCTTTACGGGAATCACTTATTTTCTTTTTTTGTTCATCTGTAAGTTTCACACCACCCATTTTAGATATAGTTTCTTTTCTTTTTTGAATGGTTTCTTCACTTTGCTTTTTTCCAGTTTGAGTTTTTCTCATCTTCTCCAATGTTTCTTTATTATACATTGGATTATTTTTCTTCAAATATTCACTTTGTTGTTTCTTCCATTCATCACTCTTTTTATGTCCAGAAGAACCTTCACCACCATTTGATTGATTTCTCAATATCCCTGTGCCCAAATCTTTCCTACCCAAAATATTAATCATATAAACTTCATGCTTAAATGCTTCTTCTTCAGTTATATTCTCTTTTAATATAAGGATTCTATCTTCTGGTGGAACTGATATTACTACACCTCTTCTCCCTCTATGAGGAACAAATTTTCTCTTTCCACTACCCTTACCAATGTAATAAGGGGTTTTATCTTCTCTCAAATAAGCATAAGTATAAAACATTCACACAATAAACTCTGTATTATATATAAGAATTTCAAACAATATCATTTTCTTGAGGGGGAATCACAATGTCATTAGGTGTAATGATAACATATTCATGTCCGTGCATTTCACAAACATTTACAAGTAAGTCACTATCAACTTCCATTACATGCATTTCTGGATAGTCTTCTTCTTCCAACATCATGGCAAAACGAGCAGCATCATCTTCTTCTTCAAACAAATAAAGGACTTTATCTCCTTCTACTGAATAAGCACCTTCATCTTCTCTGCCATTAATTGTTAGGATAAACATTCTACACTAGTTCGCAAGCCTCTTGATATACTTCGGAAATAAGTCTCTGAACAATTGATTTATCAAGTTCAATTTCTGCTTCCTCTACATATCTATTCAAGATAGAAAGTGTATCTTCAGACTCAAATGCTTCAAACTCTTCATTCTCTTTGATTTGGAAGTTTTCTACAACTTTAAGTTCAGCAACATTAGAACTATAGAGTTTATCAATAAACTTTTCAAACTTCTTAAAATCTGTTTTCTTGCGAACAATTACTCTAACGATCTTATTTTGATATTCACGAGTATCAAAAGTTTGGTGGTTTGTATCCTCATAATAGATGTTATAGAACATTCTATAAGGATTATTTACTGGAGTGTGCTCTAAGGTCTCAGTATCAAAGATGGTAAATCCCCTAGTATCATTTACGTCATTCCAGTAAAGTTCGTAGGGATTTCCTAGATAGAAGACTGTTCCGTTATTCGATCTAGTGTGATAGTGTCCCGAGTAGACCCTACTGAACTTACCAAATAATTTGCTTTCCAGACCATGCTCCATGATGATTTGGTTATTAACTCTAAATCCTTGGAATTCAAAATGCCCCAACGACACCTTGCAAGAAGTATTTTCAACGAGTTTAAGAGTTTCTTCTTCATTTTCTTGATTGATCCAAGGACATAAAATAACATTCAATCCGGCAATAGTAGTTTCTGTTGCTTTTGAATATACCTTAACATTATAGTACTCCTTCAATAATAAGTCAACAGAGTTTACACTATTTGTATTTTTATAATAGCAATCGTGATTTCCGGAAATTAGGTGAACTTCAATATCTCTTTTTGAGAGTTCGTCAAAAAATACTTTTTTAGCCCATCTTAGAGCAGCAAAGTCAATACCTTTTCTACTATCAAAACAATCACCCATATGTACTATATGTTTAATTTTTCTCTCATCTAAAGTGGGGAAGAATACTTCTTTGTAAAACTTCTCAAAGTAATCATGAAATAGTTTAGAGTTTTTACGAGCACCAAAATGAGTATCAGTGATTATTGCTATTTCCATTTCTTTCTATTTTCCTCCCAAGGAAGCATTTGAAGATTTTCTATTCTACTACAATACTCTGGAGACATTCCTTTGTCAAAACATTCCTTTACAGATTGAATATGATCTATTTGATATCCACCATTTACTCCTGCTACAGATCTTGGTAGACCATCTGGATTTATAATACCTTTATTTTCATTATATATTTGTTCCGTAAGGTAATTAACTTTTCCCCTAAACTTTCTAAACTCGGATATATCATACCCTCTTTTTTCTTTACATGTTTGAGAAATTTTTATTTTTGTCTCTTCACTTCGTGATCCAATTTTCTTTCCTTTATTCCAAGGTTCTACCCCATACATAGGATTTTTCTCACCCTGATTATTTTTTCGCATCTTTTCTATAGTTTCGTCAGAATGCTTTTGTAATCCTTTTTTACCTTTATTCCAAGGTATGATTCCTTTTTTTCCAGACATTAGTATCTCAACTTACTATGAACCGCATCTTTAATACTGTTATAATCGGAGTAGTCGGATCCGTCAACATTACCACTCTCAAAGACTTGATCAAATCCAGTTCTTTCCAGAATCTTGTTCTTGATTTCCAGTTGCTTCTTCTCTTTCTGAATGCGTCTCAGGAATGCGTAGTGAATAATCTGAGTGAAATAAGCAAAAGGATTTTGGGACTTCTCTGGATTGAAGTTATGAATGTACTGAACACAGTTTTCAATACCATCACAAATCATGTCATCCTTAAACATGTAGTTGACAAAGTTTGGTTTAAATGATAAATGATTTGCAATCTTCAAGAAGCATTCACCAATATACCTGGGGATTTGTGGTTTGGGATTACCTTTAATCTTAGCAATCTCCACATCTTCACGATACTTAATCAGTGCAGCAAGAAACTCTTTATTGTTGACGTAATGCTCTGACCTCTTTCTTTTGGTCATAACTGCTGTTGTTATCATTAGGTTATCTCATAATATGTATGAATTCTACCACCTATCCTAATAGTTGACAAGGTATCTAAAACTGTGTAGAATACCTTTGTTGGGTTTGAAGATGAGGCTCTAGCTATTCTTATAGAGTTTCTCTAAGATATCTTTAGCATCATTAACATTAGCAAGATATCCCATCTTACGAGAGATTTTTGATTGATTACTATTTGTTTTAAAACTTTCTCTACAATAAGTTTGATACATAGAGATCATTTCAATATCAGAAGATTCAGTCATCGTAAGAACATCTTCAATATTAATAATAAACATATCTTCAGTGGTTGTCTTTAGCCAGGGTTCTATTTTATATCCCATTACTCCAGATCGACCCTTAACTTCAGAAACGATAATGGGATTGGTAACTAAAAGGAGAGTTCTATCATCTTCTTCAGTAGCTGCCACCTTTGCGAAGATTTCCTCTCCTGTTTTAAGTTTGATTGTAGAATAAAAATCATCTTCTATCATTTGCTCTTTAGTTGAATAGTGATTATCTCATAATTGAATTGTTCTTCATTATAAATTTTAATTCTTTCTATGAAGTGGTTTAAAGTATAGTTCTTTCTTGATTGAACTGTACAATCATCAGAGATGTCGTAGAGGACTGCTTTAGTTTTATTTTTTCCTTTTCTAAGAACTCTTCCAATCGATTGAAGATTTCTAACTCTTGATTTACTGGGTGATGCAAAGATAACGTTATGGAGGCTCTTAATATTAATACCTGTAGAAAATGTTCCATAAGAGGCAACGATGATTGCGTTGTTTTCTCTTTCAGTGATTTCTCTTACCAGTTCTCTTTCTTCAGCATCCACCCCACCATGAACAAAAAATACTTTACGGTCTTCACGGTTATTCTTATTTATCATCTCATAGAGAACTGCTCCATGTGCTTCTACTCTCGAAAATAAAACCAAAGTATTTCCTTTCAAATCTAACGAAAGATTTGTGATGAACTTATTTCTCTGTTCGTGACCGATTAAATATTGTATCTCATCCTCATAAGTTTCAAACTTTTGTGGTGGATGTTTGAGAACAAGACACTGAATATCCAACTGAGAAAGATGACCCTGTTTCATCAGTTCTGCAGTTTTGGTTACTTTATATGATGGACCAAACAAACCTTCAAGAACCCATTTGTGAGTTTGAGTTCCATCGAGTGTTCCGGTAAAACCAAACCTAAATTTTGCATGATGAAGTTTGGTCATGATTTGAACCAGAGATTTGCTCTTGAACAAATGTGCTTCATCACCTATAATACAACCATAATCCTCAAAGAAAGAACGATCTAACTTATAGACAGATTGCCAAGTAGTAATCGTGACATCATATTCGTTGGTCTTCTCTCTACCAGAATAAATCTTGTGGCAATATGACTCAGCATCCCAACCGTAATCTTGGAAATCCTTGTACATCTGTTCTACAAGAGATGTCGTCGGCACAATTAAAAGAATTTTTTGCCCTTTATCCACATAATATCTTACGATCGAATAAATCATCAGTGATTTGCCAGATGCAGTGGGGCTTATCAATAGTTTTCTGTTATGCCTTAGAGCATCATATACTC